CCCCAAGAGCGCCTGCGTCTGCTTGAGTTGCTGCGTGTTATAGTCGTCGCCAACATTCGCGCCAACCGGCCCGAGGATGGAGTTGAAGTCTATCGGCTGGACCATCAGAAAATCTTTGAGAAGGCGGAACCGCCAGGAATGAACGACTTCGCCACGCTATCGGCAAAGCCACCGACGTTGTTCCACATTCCCGCCGTCAGATTGGCGCGGTCTGTGATGCCGCGCGCCTTGTTCTGCCCCATCTGCGACAGCAATGCGATGATATTGTTCATGTTGTTTGTTGACGCAGCAGCCGAAGCGTCCGTTGCGCCCATGCCAATGCCCGCCAACCCACCGAGATTGCCAAGCTGTTGCTGGATCACTTTGGCGAACGTGTCCGCGCCAAATTCAGCCAAGCCGCGCTGCGTATTGCCGCCACGAATGCCGCCCGTTGCCGCTGCGTTCTGAAGTACGGCCTCTTCGCCCGTGTTGAACAGCGACGTATAGAGTGGGGAGGCTTTCAGGCGGTCAAGCGCGGATTGCGCAGCCGGATCGCCGTTGATGCCGATGAGATCGCCCATCGCCGTAACAGTCGGGTCGAGAACGCCACGCGCCGTCGCATAGTCGCCGCGAATGAGGTTCGTGGCGTTGTTCGACGTGCCAATAGCCTCGTTCAGCTTGGCTTCAATCGCCGCCTGTGCCTGCTTGGACGCATTCTTCTTCTTTGAAGCGCCGATCAGGCCAGTGATAGTTCCAAACAAACCCATTGCAATGTCCGCGCGTTGACGATGCGAACCTAATCCGCGCGGGTATGCGTTGTGGCAATTGAACCTTTGGCGCTATGGCGCGACGTAATAGCCCGCCGTGACGCGCCAGATCACGCCCGTCGTCGCCGGACAGACAATCGTTGTGGCTGTCGCTTGAGCCGATGTGGCCAGCGGATAGGCAAAATCCTCACGCCAACGGTCAATAGTCCCTTGCGCCGCAGCTTCAGCGGGGAATGAGAACGCGAGTGAGCCGGGAAGGTTCGTCGTCGTCACAGTCACGGGCGCTGCCGCCGCCGTGAGCAGTGCCGTGGCAAAGCGATTGATTGACAGATAGGTGAGATAGTGCCGCAAGCCGGCGCCAGGGGAAGCAATCGTCAGTGTCGTCGCAGTGCCAGCCGTGCCGACAGTCGTGCTAAGCGTTGGTGTCACCATGCCTTGCAAGCTGTCATCAAGGAGGCCGTTTTGAGCCACCACGGTTGCAGTCACAGAGCCGGACGTGAAGGCCGTGCACCGCGCGCGAACGAGCCGATACGCCGCGCACTTGGCGACATAGGCACCCGCAGCCGTGAACCCGAGTGCATAAGCGATGGATGCGATGTTGACCGGACGCGCGGGGATGGACACCCAGTTCGTGCCGTCAACCGAGCCTTCAAGCCCAACGGTTGCCGAGAACGTGCCGCGCATATCCAATGAGACGGTCGAGCATCCATCCACCGGAATGACGACTTCCGCGTTCACTGCACCGAGCGTTCCCGTTCCGAAGATCGTCTCACGCGGGTTGAGTGTCGCGCCACCGCCTGAGGGGGTTGCAAGATCGCGGGCAAGTTTCGCCATTAGAAAGCACTCCAATTGAGTTTAATCGGTCCCTGCGTCGGCGTCAGGAATGCGAGGTCGATTGTCAGCGTGTCAGTACCGGGAGCCGCAGATATTGCCCCGATGTCGAGCAATTCCGCGTCGTTCTCGTCGCTGTCCAAATGCGGCGCGACGCATATCATGGCGACGTTTGAAGCCGTGACACCCGTTGCCGCGACCGTCTCAGTATGGCTCAGGCTATTCGCTGGCACTGTGACTGTTGCCGTGCCTTTTGGGATGGCGGGTGCGAAGTCTCCAATGTCAGCCGTAGCAGCCGTGCCAAGCCCCAAAGTCGTCCGCACCGAAGCCGCGTCAGGATCGTCCAGGATCGTCCTCGCGAAGGCCGTCACAACGGAACTGTCAAAGCTCCAGACCGCGCCCGTTCCCGAGACAACAATATCACCTTTGTCGCCATCCGCGACGCCACCACCGCCACCCGCAGCCGCAATCGCCGCCGTCACATATTCCTCAGTCGCCAGCATCCCCGAGAACGGCAGAATGACATCAGTGACGCCCTGAGCGCGCATGGTGACGTCATAGCCGCCCTCAACACGCACCGCGCCAAGCCCGAGGGAAACAGTCAGGAATGAGCCGTCATCCGAAGCCGTCAACCCATGCCTCAGCTTCAGAACCCGTTCATTCGGTGCGCCTTCGTTCGGGGATAGTGTCAGGAACGTCGCATCCTGAAGTGCCACCGTTGCCTGCGCCGTTGACGATGCCAGCGCCGCCGTGTCATCGGTCGCGAATGTCAGTTGCTCAAACGCCTTGACCGCGCGCGGGTCGTTCGGAAACAATCCCGACAAGACATTGCGCGTAAGGCTGTCCGAAACGCTCACACCGCCAGCGCCTCAATATCAGCTTCACAGGCGGCAATACCCGGAAAGCCACCGCGTCCACGGAACCGCAGCCCGACATAGTTGGAGAATTTCAGGTTAGGGCGCCACACCGTGCGCTTGGCTCGTGCGCCCAATGGCCCTGTTGCCTGCGTCCGTTCAATCGAGAACGTCTGCCCATCGCGCGTGACTGCCATCGACGCCGTGCCATTGCCGCGCCCTGTCAGCCCGACGAGTTCGACTTGCCGCACAATGCCACCCTTGGCTGAGCCATAGACCAGACCGCAGTCAAAGCGCCATTCTGGCAGTTCGCCGAAGTGCGCCTCAATTTCGTCGGAGAGAAAGCCGATTTCCCCGTTCGGCCCTCCCACCACCATGCGGCCATATGCTGTAACCGCGTGACGAATATTGTATGTGCCGTCCGTTTCTGCCTCATACCAGACGAGTTCGCCCGCCTGCTTCGTCGCCTCAAGCAGAAACACCCACGACCGGCCCTCAGGCAGATGCACGATCAGCCGGCGCTCGCCCCGTGTCCCGCGCGCCTCGATTTCGATCTGCGTCGGGTCGATCACTGCGTCGAGATCGTCGTCAATCGTGCGCGTCGAAATCCGTTGCGCCGTGCCTTGACCTGCGATCCAGACAGACAGGCCCTCGTTCTTTGCGCCACCGACAAAGGCGAATGTGCCGTCAATGGTGCACTTCGCCCGCGCGCCGACGCAGCCATATGGGATCGTCGCGCCGCGAATGGTCTGGAATGGGAAGCCATTGCCGCCGACGTTGCGGAATACCTGAATCGTATGACGCCCGAGAATGTGCGCCTCGTTCGCCACCTTGACCAGCCCGACGACCATATCGGGGTCTTCTTCAGCCGAGCCATATTTCAACGGCTTCACAGACGTCGGGTCTGACAGTTCCGTCACCACGACCGAAGTGCCATCCGTGGTCATGTAATAGCCATCGATCCAGATCACATCATTGACGTTGCCGAGATCGGGGTCCGTCACCTGAGACAGCGCAGCACCGTTGAAATAGTAGAGACGATTGCCCGAGTTGATCGCCAGCCGGTCGAATCCATAGTCGAACGCGCATGGCCCGCCCGTGCCAACATCCCCGATTTCAACCCATGCGCCGAGGTTCGTCACATAGCCGAAGCGCGTCCCCATGACGCGGTAACAGCGTTCATTCCAATAGACGCCGCCGCGATCTACGCCCGGCCCTGTGTCAGTCTGCACGGCCCCCGACGTCGTGCGCAGTTGGCCCTTGGATAGCCCGCTCTCGATGACGACGGGCTCAAGGTTCTTGGGATAGGACTGCTTGAATTCGGCCTGATTGCTGCCGACAATGCCCGAGAGCAACGGAAGCTGCATTTACGCCTCCGTAATGAAGGGTTGATCCATGCCCCATGAGCGATTGCCCATGCCGCGCGGTGTCTTGTTCGGAAACTTCATCGTTGGCACGTTCGCGGGCGCATAGGTGCCGAGATAGACGTCATACGCCTGCGTGATCGACTTCAGCGCATGAGGCGAGAGCGTCTTGCCGTGAATGGATGCCAGCCGCTTGGCCAGTTCACCTGCAACTGCGTCAACGGCATTGTCAGGCAAGCCAGACGGGTCTTCCGGCGCGCCCTGCCCATAGGTCGGCTGATCGTATGTCACCATCGTCCACGGCCAGCGTTGCATCTGTGCGTTCAGATGACGAAGCGCCGCGTTGACCTCTTCCGGTTCGCGGCCAAATTCGTAACCGGGAAGGCCGCACAGTTCAAAGGCGAGTTCGATAATCTCGCCCTTGGACTTGCCGCCCGGATCAATGGTGATCGTGATTGTCACTTCGCAGCCTTGGCCTTGGCGCTCACCTTGCGAGC